CCACCGACATCAACCTCGCTCCGCAGTGCCGTACGATCCTGACGCACCTGAAGCGCGGCAAGACGATCACCAACAACGAGAGCATGCTGGTGTACGGGATCTTCCGCCTGTCGGACGTGATCAACAAACTCCGCAACAAGGGATACGACATCGAGACCGAAGTGAAGCGGGACGAAGTCGGCCGGCGCTACTCCAGCTACAAGCTGGCCTAATGGCTTCATGCACTAAGGGGGCGTGCCCATGTGGCACGTCCTCTGACGCTTTTGCGACATACGACGACGGCAGCGGGAGCTGGTGCTTCAGCTGCAATGACCCGAAGAACTTCAGCCAAGCAGGTAAGGTGCGAGAACAAGACGACGACTTCGCAGAGAAGCCGAAGAAGAGCTTCACCCCGATCAAGGGGCACTACGCGGATCTGACGGCTCGCGGGATCACCGAAGAGACCTGCAAGAAATGCGACTACCAGATCGGCGAGACGGACAGCGGGAAGCGCGTCCACATCCAGCTGATCAAGGACGACAACGGTCGCCTGATCGACCAGAAGACCCGCGACAAGGACAAGCAGTTCGCATGGGTGGGTGGCAGCAAGTATGCCGGCATCATCGGCAGCTGGTCCTGGCCCGCCAAGGGCAAGTCCGTGGTGATCACCGAGGGCGAGCTGGACCGCATGTCCATCTCCCAGGCCTTCGACAACAAGTGGCCCACCGGAAGCCTCCCCAACGGAGCCTCAACGGCCAAGAAGGCCATCCTGGCGGACTACGAGAAGCTCTGCCGCTTCGACAGCATCATCCTGTGCTTCGACAACGACGCGCCAGGACAGGAGGCCCTCAAGGTCGCCTGTGAGACGCTGCCGGTCGGCAAGGTCAAGATCATGTCCCTGCCCAAGAAGGACGCCAACGCGGTCCTGATGGACAAGACCCTGGGCCCCGCGGTGCTCGTGCGCTCCTTCTGGGACGCAACGCCATATCGGCCCGATGGGATCCGTGAGGGCCGTGAGTTCACCCGCGAGCGCATGAAGCAGACGCGGAAGGCTGGCCTGCGGCTGGTCTACCCGAAGCTCGACGAGATGTGGGACGGTATGCGTGATGGCGAAATCACCACCATCTGCGCAGGCTCGGGCATCGGCAAGAGCACCATCGCCCGCGACATCGCCTACCACCAGCGCATGGAGCACGGGCTCAAGATCGGCAACATCTTCCTTGAGGAGGACAACGAGACGTCGGTGAAGGCCTACGTGGGCCTGCATCAGGGCGTGCCGCTGAAGAAGCTGATCAAGACCCCCGAGATCCTCACAGACGAACAGTGGGACGCGTCCCTGGCCGCGGTGATCTGGGACCGCATGATGTTCTACGACCACTTCGGTTCGCTGGAGAGCGACCGCTTGCTCACCATGATGCGCTACATGGCGGCCTCGGGCTGTCGGCGTATCGTGCTCGACCACATCAGTATCGTGGTGTCGGGCCTAGAGAGTGCCGACGAGCGTAAGGACATCGACGTCCTGATGACGAAACTCGCGTCCTTCGTGAAGGAGACTGGCGTCCACGTCATCGCCATCGTCCATCTCAAGCGCAGCAACGGCAAGAACTTCAACGAAGGTGGCCAGATCAGTGCGAATGACCTTCGCGGCTCTGCCTCCATTGAGCAGCTGTCGTTCAACATTCTGGCCGCCGAGCGCGACCAGCAGGACGAGAAGAAGAAGGCCTTCGCAATGCTGCGGTCCCTAAAGTGCCGCATCACAGGCGAGACAGGCGAGGCTGACGTCCTGAAATGGAACGTCGCTCTGGGCCGTTACGAACCCGCAAGCGCGGCCGATCTGGCCGAGTTCGATCCACACGATGACACAGAGGATGCAGCGTTATGATGAGGCCTAAGGCGCAGGCTGTAACTTTCTCCGAAGGAGGCAGCTGGGTGTCGTTCCCGTGCCGGGAGCGCAACACGCCGCAGGGCATCCTAGTTCACTCCATCAAGTTCGACGATGGGAGCATCTGGGATGCCTACAACGGCTGGCGACCCAGCACACTGCCAGAAAAAATGGAACTTGACCCGTCGGGCAAAACAGGAGCATGACGCTATAACTCGACTACTCTACGACACAGAGAGCAACGGTTTCGTTGCGAATGCGACCAAGATCCACTGTGTCGGAATTATCGACCTGAAGACCGAAGAGGTCATCGGGTTTCGACCCCACCAGATCAAAGACGCCCTGCATATCCTCAGCGAGAGCGAGGAGCGCATCGGCCACAACATCCAGAAGCATGACGAGAGGCTGGTCGCCAAGCTCCACGGGGCTCTCCCTGGCGCGCGGATCAGCGACACGTTCGTCATCGCGAGGACGATGTTCCCCAACGTCAAGCTGACGGACAGTGGTCTGATCGAAAGTGGGAAGCTCACGGAGAAGCTCCGGGGCAAGCACTCGATCAAGGCCTGGGGCATGCGCCTGGGCGAGCAGAAGGGCGACTACGCGGAGGTGAAGGAAGCCGAGGCGCGAGCCAAGGGCATCACAGACCCGAAGGAAATCGCGGACTACGTGTGGGGCACGTTCAACGAAGACATGTTCGACTACATGCTTCAGGACTGCCGCACCAATCTGGTCCTGTGGAAGCACCTTAGGCCCGAGGAATACCCTCAGGCACCGCTGGAGCTTGAGCACCGCATCGCTGAGGTGTGTACGGCTATCGAGGAGGCCGGCGTCCCTTTTGACGAAAGGGCTGCTGGGCAGCTTCAGGCTGACCTCGTGGAGAAGAAGAGCGGACTGGAGCAGAGGCTTAAGGAGACCTACGGCTACTGGTATCAGCCCATCAGCCCTGACCCGACCAAGGCCCTGTTCGTGCCCAAGCGTCCCAACGCCAAGGAGGGATACTGGGGTGACGAATGGGTCGAGGAGGTGGTCGTCCAGAAGGACGTCACCTACGACATCGAAGGAACGCCCACGTTCTACCCGGAGACCCGTAAGAAGGTCAAAACGTTCAAGGGCTATCCCTGCACCAAGCTGAAGCTCGTCGAGTTCAACCCTAAGAGCCGCGACCACATCGCGCGCGTGCTCATCAACCAGGGTTGGAAACCGGAGAAGCTCACTGAGGGCGGCAAACCCCAGATCGACGAAGAGACCGTAGAGAGCATCGTCGCCCGCTATCCCGAGATGGATGGCCTGGGTGAGTACATGATGCTGGAGAAGCGACTGTCGCAACTCTGCGGGACCAGCAACAGCCTGATCCAGTCACAACAGACTGACGGGCGCATTCACGGCGTCATCAACCCAGGTGGCACGGGGACGGGGAGGTGTTCGCACTTCCTACCGAACCTTGCCCAAGTACCGAGCGCCAAGAAGCCTTACGGCACCGAGTTCAGGAGACTGTTCTATGCACCGACTGGATGGAGTTTTCTGGGAGCCGACATGCAGGGCCTCGAACTCCGAGGACTTGCTCACTACCTCCATCCGCTCGATGGTGGAAAGTATGCGCAGACGGTCCTCAATGGAGATCCTCATTGGGCAACCGTCACGGCCATGGGGCTCGCCTCAGGCGACCGTGACAAGCACAACCAGCTGCATACCATCGTCCGAGAGGATGGCGCCAAGCGCTTTGCCTACGCGGTTATCTATGGAGCCCAGGACAAGATGGCCGGAGACATCGTTTATGAGTGTCTCCTTAACGCTCAGCGTTCCTGCGGTGCCGAAGGCGACAATCTATATCGCGAGTTCTTCGGCGTAGGTGTCCCTGGGGATCGCAGGATCCGCATGGTCGGCAAGAAGATCCGTGAGAACTTCTCTCGTGGCATCGACGGCTTCGGTGACCTCCAGTCTAAGATCACCAAGCAGGTCGAGAAGCTCGGGCGTATCCCTGGGCTCGATGGCCGTCGCATCCCAACACGTAGCAGCCACAGCGCACTGAACTTCCTGATCCAGTCATCGGGCGCCATCCTCTGTAAGCGGTGGGTCGCTGACGCATTCGAAGAGTGCTGCCGGCGCTATCGCTACGGATGGAACGGGGACTTCGTCTTCGTGCTGTTCATCCACGACGAAATCCAACTGTGCGTACGAGAAGGTCTTGAAGAAGAAATCGGCAACATCATCGTCAAAGCCGCGCAAGAAGCCGGCGAGCCGTACGGCTTCAGGCTCAAGCTCGACAGCGAGTACACGTTCGGCCGCACCTGGGCTGATACCCACTGACCCCTTAGAGCGTCTCAGCAAGGTGCTCCGTGCCATCTGGCGCGAGCAGGTCCGTGTGAAATCCGACATGGCACGAAAGGAGGCCGACGTCATCGCGATGGCGGCTTCCCTCCAACTCATCACGACCAAGGTGGGCGCTCAGCGCTTCGCCAAGACGTGGCTTATCACCAGCAAGGGCCTCACGTGGCTCAACGAAAAGGAAGACTAATGGACACCTTGAACCAGACGGTCAACGGCAAGGCCCTTAACGACGCCATCAACCTGATGTTCGGCCCCGAGCTGACCGGTGTGGTCGGCAAGCTCTACTTCGCGCTCGATGCGTCCATGAAGCAGGGCTATGAGCTGGGCCTGCTGAAGGGCCAGGAGAACCTTGAGGCGGCCTGTGATGCCTCGTTCGACACGGGCTACACGCACGGCGAGAAGGACGGCTTGCTGCAAGGCGAGGGTGTCAGCAGCGCTGCAATCAGCGAAGCGTACGACGACGGATACCTCGAAGGCGTGCGCGATGCCCGTGCTGCCCCATGGTTCGCCGATGGAGTGGTGCAGGACATCATCAACGTGCGTGCGGAGGAGCACTACGAGGCCCTCAGTGAGTGCGACGTGTGTGGCGATGACTGCGGCTGCTGGGTCGAGGAAGCCTACGGCGAGTGATGCAAGACGGCTACCACAATTTCGAGGGAGGTCCGTTTCAAGTCTCGGCTGATCGGGTGGATGACAAGGTCACCATCAAGATCTACCGGGGCGCGGACCTCCTTGTTGAAATACAGACGACCCGCAAAGGCGCTCAGTGCATTGCGGATCAGATCACGAGGGTTCTTTGGTGAAACGACTGCTGCTCATTGACGGAGATGAATTTTTATTCCGTGCCTGCGCCGCTGTAGAGAAGGAAGTGCGCTTCAACGTCATCCTCGGTGAGGTCGACTGGAATGAACCTCCGATCCACGTGCTGGGCTCCAACCCAGTACAGGCCCGCGAGGTGCTCGATGAGATGCTCAACCGCATCTTTGAGCGCTTCGAGACCAGAGAGCACCTCCTGTGTTTCTCTTCGCCGCCGAACTTCCGCTATGGCGTCGATCCGACCTACAAGAACAACAGGGCGAACTCGCGGAAGCCCCTGTGCTACGTCGAGCTGCGTGAGCAGGTCGAGGCCGACTACAAGTGCCGTGCGTTCCCTGGGCTTGAGGCCGACGACGTGATGGGCGTGCTCGCCACGCATCCCAAGACGGTGCGCGAGAGCCAGCCGATCATCATCTCGCAGGACAAGGACATGCAGACCATCCCGACGCAGGTTTGGCGCCAGGGTGAGCTGATGACTATCAGCGAAGCGCAGGCCGACTATTACCACATGTTCCAGACGCTCGTTGGGGACACCAGCGATGGCTACAAGGGCTGTCCTGGCGTGGGCAAGGTGAAGGCTGAGAAGCTGCTGGCTGACTACGCTGACAACCCGACGCTCTTCTGGCCCGCCGTGGTGGCGGCCTACATGCGTGCGGGGCTCACCGAGCAAGACGCTCTCACACAGGCACGCCTCGCGCGGATCCTGCGCTGGCAGGACTGGGACAACACGAAGAAGGAGCCGATCCTGTGGTCTCCTTCCTAATCCAACTCTCAGCCTCCGCGCTGAGCCTGTCTGGCCAATGGTTCTACGGCAACAAGAGTAAGTGGGGCCCGATCTTAGGCCTCAGCGCCCAGGTGCCGTGGTGGATCATCATGGTCACGCAGGGCCTCTGGGGACTGCTCCCTGTCAACATCTTCACGGGCATCATCCACGCCCGCAATCTCTGGAAATGGCTCAAGGACTGATGATCTTTCAGAACGAGTACGAGAAAGAACTTTACGACCGCGCTCGCCGCGGACTTCCTGAGAAGGAGAAGCCCCCATTGCCGACCCGCGCATTCGAGACCGGCGCCACCCGTGACACCGACGAAGGCAAGCTCGATTTCGAAGGCTTCCTCTCGCCCCTGGTGATCGAGCGCTACGCCGAGCACATGCACGTCGCCCGCAAGATGCCCGATGGCACCATGCGCGCCTCGGACAACTGGCAGCTCGGGATCCCCCTTACCGTCTACATGAAGTCCATGTGGCGGCACTTCTTCGCCGTCTGGAAGCTCCACAGGGGCCTCAAGGTGACCGAGGTTGTCCGTGGGGAGACCATCGTGAAGGACATCGAGACCGAGCTGTGCGCCCTCCGCTTCAACGTGGACGGCATGCTGCACGAGATCCTGAAGGCTAAGAATGCCGGCTAGCGCCTCTACGGACGCCCACGGCACCACCTACACCATCGCAGAAGAGCCCGCAGTGAGAACCCCAGGAGCCCAATGGCGCCCTGGGTGTCCCGCTGTCGAGATCTGGTGGAGCAGGAACGGTGCCAAGGCCGACGAGACCCTGATCATCAGGCAAGAGTACGAAGACCGCGAGCACGCGGAGGTCATGGAGCTAACGTTCGGTCAAGTCTACGACCTGATCGACGCGCTCAACAGAGCAGTGGAGAGCAAATGACACCTATCGAATGGAATGACAGCGAGCCGGGTTTCCCGGACCACCTGCCGCCGAAGGCTGAGCTGACTGGTCGTAGGCGCTTCGTCCTCGAAGAGGGCCTATTGACGCTTCAAGTCGAGAAGTCGGAGTTCGTCGAGGGGAAGTGGGAGAACAACTGGTACTACGCGATCCCTTCGGACGTGCAGGAGCCCGTTTTAGGATGACCACCCTCGCCTACAGAGATGGCGAGCTGGCCTGCGACAGCCGCGTGACCGCGGGTGACATGATCGTCTCCGACAAGCGCCGCAAGGTTCACCGTCTTCGTGACGGGAGCATCGTGGCGTGGTCGGGGAGCGTGCAGGACGCCGAGCTGCTTCTGCAGGCGATGCGCAAGACCGCCAAGGTCACGCACCCGAAGCTGCAGGAGATATCTGCGCTGCACCTAAGGACCGATGGGTCCCTCTGGGAATACGAAGGGGAGGCCTGGGTCAAGCAAGACCCCGGCTACTACGCGACGGGCTCTGGGTCTCCCTATGCCTTCGCAGCGATGGACGCAGGCGCGACCGCCAAGGAAGCCATCCGTATCGCAATCAAGCGTGACGCCAATAGTGGCGGCAAAGTTCAATCTCTCAAACTGAAGGCCACATGAAGCGACTACTGCTAGGCCCGGCGCTCGCGCTCCCCTTGATCCTTGGTCTCTGCTCCTTCCATACGAAGGTCCCAGAGCTGCCCAAGGTGCCCGAGGTGGTGGGGAGCGTCAGCTCCGCTGCCCGGGAGATCCCTCTCGACGACTTCAAGCAATTCCCCCCGATCCCTGTGGTGCCAACGGCGCCAGTGGTGAAGCCCAAGGTGAAGCCCCATGCTGTACGTAAGGCCCCGATGCCCCGGAAGGCCCAACCCGCTCCGCGGCCTGTGGATCCTCCTGTGGCTGAACTCCCTCCGCAGCAAGGCCCCATCTGCATCTTCCCGTTCAACATGATCCCCAACTGCACCCCGCAGGTGGCCGGCCAATGACACATCACCACTCATCTGCCGACAATGTGCAGCTACAGGCCAAGATGCAGCAAGCAATCATGGCGCACCCGTTCTTCGAAGGCAGCGCAACGCTCGCGTTTGGTCTTGCCGGTGCGGCTATGAAGGCCATCCCCGCAGTACCGCAGACAGTGCAAGTGGCTGCCGCCAATGCTGGGGCCTTCGAGCAGGTATTTAGAGATGCCTGTGATGAAGCGCATTGCGCCTACGACAACGAAGCGCTGCTTAGCGCGATAAAGGGGCTTAGAGAAGGCACACCGCAGACATTGCCAGACGTTGAGGCCATCCATAACGCTATCGCGCAAGCCCTTCTAGTTGAAGGGTTGACGTTTAGCGGGGTGAGGCGCGCGGCCCGTGCCACTCTCGCGCTCTCGCGCCCACAACGAGTACCCCAATGACCACCTTCGCAATCGAAACCGTCCTGCTGCTGCCGTACGTCTACTGGCTGAAGCTGCTGCAGGCACACACTGAATTCTACGAGGACCTGATCTATGCATAGCCCCGACGCTACCTGGGAGACCGGACTGGTCATCCCTGAGACCTCCAAGCCCATCGACGTCCAGACGCTCGACGTGCTCCTGAGGATCGAAGAGCTGCTGACGAAACTTGTGAGAGCCAAGGCTCTCGACGAGCTGGCCGCGGCTGACGCTGAGCTGCTGGCAGAGTCGAAGCCGGCACCTAAGGGCAAGCGTAAGTGATCACGCTCTTCCCAAGCATCGCCACGATGCCCAAGGTAAAGCGCCGGATCGTGATGTCCCTCGTGTGGCCCCTCGTCTGGGTCGAGGCTAACATCAACTTCTGGATCGGCGCCTACGCCTGCTGGAAGGGCGTCGATGGGCAGTGATCTGATCCTCGCGCTGTCCGACCGGATCGCCGAGACCATCAAGGACTTCACCGAGGTCAACCCGGTGGATGCCGTAGGGGCCCTTACGGCGCTGGAGTACACCTACGCCTGCATTGAGCGGGTGATGGACGGCACGCCGCCAGAGAAGATGCACTGATGATCGGCATCTGGGCGTCGAACTACGGCGACATTCGGCTTCCAGACGACTTCCCAGTCCACATCTTCCGCAAGGATGGTTGGTGGGACAAGCGCTACACTGGCATCCGTTTGCGCTGGGAGGCCTGGATCTGCGACCAAGAACTTAAGCTACAACAGGAGAAGACCATGAACGTGATCAACACCGAACCGAACTTCGCGAAGGCCATCGAAGCCGAGGCCGCCAAGGAGCTGGCCCAGGAGAAGGCGACTGCCGCCAAGTCCAAGATCAAGGACAGCCTGAAGCGCATCGCTGCGGCCGAGAAGGTTCTCCAGAACCTCCAGGACGAGCACGCGGTACTGCTGGCCGACATTGCTTCCTGATCAACGCATCCTGTCCCGTCCATTGCGATTGCTTTGGGCGGGATGGGAGACCAACACCGTCCGCCTCCAGCAGGCCGGATGGCAGCTCAGCGCAGAGCAGGACTTCTACGGCAACCGTATGCGGATCGCCATGAGCCACGAGGGCATGCGCCTGATGGCCATGACACCGTCGTTCGACTTCCACTACATGGAGATGGTGCGAGACCCGCGGGCCCTTCAGGAGATCCCCTCCCAGGTCGTGCAGGCCATGGGCCGTGAGGTGTACATCCACGAGCACGGCAGTCTCGATTGGTCCTTCAAGGACATCGACGCACAGCCGACGTTCACGGCCAACAAGATCACCAAGCTGGAAGACCTCGCGCACTTCGCGACCCCATTGGTCCGGTGCAACGAGATCATCATCCCCGAGGAGAGCGTGGACGCCCTTATGGAGCGCATCTTGGCCCTGCAGCAGCCGGCGAGAACCGAGCGGCTCAAGGAGCAGATGCGGTCGCCCGAGGGCCTTGCGGTCGTGCCGCAGCAGAAGTTTCACGCGCAGATCCTGAGCCTAGCGGCTTAACGAAAAAAACCCCCAAGGGAGCCCATTAAGGGTCCTTGGGGGTTTTAGGTTAGACGTTAGGCGTTCGCGCGCGGGTCACCCGGCAGGAACGTAGTGCCCGTCTGAGCAACCGGAGAAGCCACAGGGCCGAGCGCCGGCACAACGGCCACAGGATCAGCAGCGGGGGCCACGGGTGCGTCCACGGGGGCCGGCGCTACAAAGAGAGCCGCCGAGACCGCAGCGATACCAGCGGACTCCGCAGGGGTCGTGGTGGCGGCCAGGAGCGTGGCGGTGAGCTGGTCGATGTCAGCCTGGGCGGACACGAGGTCGGCCTTAGCCGCGGCAGCGGCGGTATTGGCAGCATCGCGCTCGGCTGCTACGGATGCAACCGAAGAGGCGAGGGTGGCGACCTTTGCGACAGCGTCAGTGAGTTTGGAGAGGTCGAGAGACAAAGAGGGGTTTTCCTTAGATGCTATTTGAATACTTTGACGGACTATTGGCTGTGATCATGCTCTTCCAAGTTGGCCAGTTAATCTGGCAGGCCAAAAGAGGGCCCACGGAGCCCCCGGTAGATGAGGGGACCCCGTGGTCTCTATGGGACTAGGGGGGAGAGCTGAGACGCGATGCTGCTCGCACCCCGAGAGTTCGGGTGCGTGCCATCAGTCGTCCAGGCGCCACCCGTGACGCTCCAGATTTCCGTGTTGCGTCCGGTCATTGAGGCGTCTCCCGCGTCATTGACCTTACCCGTGACCCACGCAGGAACTGCCCGCAGCAAGTCATCGTAGGTGGCCTTGTTGGCCGCCTGCGCCGGTGGGGTCTGGTTGCCTGTAGTGGCCCAACTGTCCGTACTGGTAGACTGAGCTGTCAGCGTCGATATGCTGACCTTGGACCCAGGGTTGGCGTAGCCGGCGATGGTCTGGTTATCAGCGAGGAGCTGCGCCGGCGTGCGTCCGCCTGACCCAAGGTCATTGACGCCATAGGCGATCCAATAATCCGTGTAGCGGAGCGTCGACATGAACAGCCGGAGACGGTTCACACCATTCGCAGTGAACAACGGCGCCGTATCCCGAGCGAACATGCCGGGGATGCCGAACTTGAAGTAAGGTGCGATGGGATCGAGGGATCGCGCCAAGTAGCCTGCGCCACCCGCGACACCGACCGACGTTATGTCGCCGAAGCCAATGGTGATGCTGTCGCCGAGAAGGGCGAAGGCGCGGGCACTGCCCGTAGCCACGTCACCCATAATAGTGCAGGGCCCATAGGTCGTCGTTGTGCCCGAGAAGGTCGCGGTGCTGTTACCGAAGTCGCCGGCCACCGTACCATCGTCCAGGCCAACCACAGCCGGAAGGTTGATGTTGACCATGGATCCGCCCGTCCAGACGGTCCTCACCCAGAACTTGGTGTTGGCTGGGATCGTAAGATTGATCGGGTCGGACTTAAGGGCCGAGCTGTTCGCAGAGAATGAGTCCAGCGTCACGGTTCCCGAGCCAGCCCATGTGACCTGCGTGTAGGTCCCGGCCGGATACTCGACGTAGCGCTTCATCGAATAGCCCGAGGTCGACAGGGCCGCGATGGAGGCTAGGTAGAGGTTGGTATCGACGCAAACGAGGTTCGAAATCGCGCCTTGCGGGTGCGAATTGTACTGCTTGCGGCAGGTCTGGGTCGAGGTGAACGCTGTGATGCCAGTGGGGAATTGCCCCCTGTTGGCAGCGATGATGTTCCGCGTGATGGACGAGACGACAGCCGCGTTGTACTTGATGACGAGGATGCCTTGGCCGGCCTTGCCGCTTCTGCGCGCGCCACCACCGCCTCCGAAGAGACCGCCGTGACCGCCCGTAGAACCAGAGCCGATTTCAGCACCACCACCACCACCGGAGCCGTGTGCGAAGTCCCACTCGATGCCGGAGCCGCCCGTGCCGCCCGCAGTCGTGCCGTTACCAGCACCACCGCCGCCGCCGCCTGAGAAGCCTGCGATACCAGGGTTACCCGAGGGGCCGCCGTTGCCGTGGCCTACGCCACTTGAGTTGTCACCGCCTGCGCCGCCTGTGTTGCCTGAGGGGAGGCTACCAGCAGTACCACCGCCGTTGCCGCCACCACCGCCTGCGGCAGTCGTTGTGCCACCACTACCAGCACCGCCAGCGCCGTTGGGGCCGCCTGCGCCGCCACCACCAGAGCCAACCGTTCCGGCAGCAGTACCGCCCGATCCTCCGTTGAACTTCGTGGTACCGACGCCATTCGCGGCTTGGCCGCCGAGGCCGCCTGTCGCGGTGGTCGCAAGTTTGCCACCCTCGGCGCCGAGCGCCACGGTAGAACCCTTGGACACGGCGTCTGCAAGTGACGTGGCGTTGAACCACGTATTGCCGCCATCGGTGCCGAGCCCCGCCGCCCCAACCCCAACGCTGATCGCGGTGCCGGGGAGCAGAGGTGTCGTCGTCGATGTAATTTTGGAGTACGCGCCGCCACCACTACCACCGATGCCGCTAGAGGCACCATCGCCACCGGCTGCGATACCTTCAACCGAGACCAGCGACACAAAGTCAGCCGGAACAGTCCACGTACTCGCGCCGGTCGTCGTAACGAACATCGTCGCGACTGCGGTGCTAGCCGGCTGATAGAAGGCGGACATGGACGACACTGTGATAGAGCCAGTGCCAGAAGTAGGCTCAACGCCAAACGCGTGGCCGTTGTAGTACCAGCCGCCGTTGATCTGGCCTTTCGAGATCAACCACTGGTGAACAGCGTTGATGTCGATGACGACGCCCGTGTGGTCCGCCAAATCTGTAGGCATAAACACGAAGTCGGGGTATGCGCCGCTGTTAGCGGTGTCGTCCCGTGCAGCAGTGAACTGGATGCCAGATAGCGTAACGGTGCCGAGCTGGGCGCCCGCGATCCCGCCGCCAATAGCCGAAACGTAGCCTTGGAAGTAGGACGGCGCCGTTAGCGCCATCTCGATCTCGGCCTTGTGGTGGCCCGCGCCATGGGCGTTGGGCGCGTCTGTCAAGAACCAGTCGAGGATGACGACGTGGCTGTTTGACGGAGAGGTCGAGTGGCTGAAGTTGATGGCCGTCGTCAGCGCATTGATAGCGTTGATTTGGGACGGCGTGATCGGAGCCGCCGCGACCGTATTGAAGTAGTCGCCATAGCAGATCTGATTGTAGCCAATCGGAATGCCAGGGGTACGCGTAGGCCATGTCCAGCTGATGGTTGTGTTATTCGGAAACTGCGCCGCTTGCACAAGCGCGCTATCGCTTCCGGTGAGACCGCCATCGAGCGTGGCTTTGTTGTACGGATTGAGGAAGAGCGTCCAGGCCCCGCCCTGGTAGTTCGTCAGGTCAGCAACAGGCGTAGGGGGAGCAGTTGCTGCCGTAGAGAGATAGATCCTACGCCGATTTTTCCCAATCGACGGGACGCCGGGGACGAAGATGTTCGTCGGCGCCATTAGAAGTTCTCGACGGCGCAGACCACCTGAGTGCCCGAGGCGACAACGCCATACACAGCGTCCGTGGTTTCGAGAGCCACAGAGGCCCCGACGACACCCGGCAGCAGCAGGCCGTTCGAAATGGTCACGCCCGAGTTGCCAAGGTAGACCGCGGTGGTGCCAGTGTTCTCAACGACCACAGTGTCACGGCCGGAGCGCTGGGCGACGATAAGCGTCGCAGTGGATCCAACCGTAGCCTGAGAGGTGGCGAAGTTGGCATTCAAATTCTTCACGAGGATAGGCCCTTGTTCTTAATCTTGTAGTAGATTTGCACGATCAACCACACGCCACCGAGGAGCCCTACGGCCAGCTGGATGTACGGGTTGACCGTGTTGAGCCACAGGGGCGAAGTCAGAGCTGCGCCTGCGCCTGCGGTAGTTGCGGTTTCCATTACGCTCTCTTGATCCATGCGGAGGTTATTCCTGCGACAACGGTGGACGTGCCTGTCAGCGTAAAGACAGAGCCCACGACAATGCGCGCGTATTCCATTTGAGCGGCCGGCACTTCCAACACCGCTTTGTTCGCGGGGATGCCTGTGAGCCAAAGCCATAAATGCGGGAAGGTGCTGACGAAGAAGATGGCTGCGTGATAGGTGAGCACGGGGAAGACCCCGAGGCCCCAAGCAACCCAGAAGACCGGGTGGTTGAGCATCGACATCGTCACGTCTCGCACGGCGGCGAAGTGTGCTGTCTCTGACTGCACGATGGCAGTCGACACGGTCGCCGAGTTGTTGTTCTCGACGACGTGCGTGTCTTCCTTCTTATTCAGCCACCCGAAGATCCCTGTGAGGAGCTGCGGGACCGAAGTGAGCAGCGTGATCAGCCAGCTCATTCCTCGGTGTCCTTGGGGTCCTCAAGGTGAACCACGGGCTTCATCACGAGCAGCACGAACGGCAGCAGCGAGATGATTAGTTCGACGTAATTGGAAGGCAGGAAGCGCGAGAGGATCGGCCGGAGGTCGATGCCCTGGAGCTGGTAGAGCAGCTCGGGAAGCACAGCGACGACGGCCAGACCCAGCGCATGCCAGTGGACCTTCAGTCGGGCCCAGATGTCTTTTAGTTCACTAAGCATGTTTCAGTTGATCGTTGTACGCATTGGCGCGGTGGTTGGCCTGTACGGCATGCCATATGAGCCAGAGTGTGCCAGTGATAACGAGGCCCGCAATGATCCAGCCGGCGACAGTTGCGAAGTCACAGCTGTTGATCACTGGAGCCGCGGTGGCACCTGTGGAGGCACCCGCGGTCGAGTGAGCGATGGCCTTTCCGGCGTTCTTGGTGGCTTCGTTCTTGAGGCCAGGAGCGACGGGTTTACCCGAGGCACCGAGGGCCATACGGACACCCGTGGCTTCCACGTCCGCTACTCTCCGGCTCCAGCCCTTGCCGAAGGCAGAGAAGGTGCGCAGCGAGTGCAGGAATGACGAGCGCTTGGCGCAGAAGGCCTTCACGTAGGTGACAGGGGCGAGCTTCTGGGCGTCGAGGGCCGTGCGGTAGGTTAGGGCGCGCTTGACGCCTGAGTTCACACCGAAGTCGAACTCGACGAAGTCCACACCGGCAGGGCGCGCATCGCAGCCCATCTTGGCCCAGTATTTCTGACGGTAGATGTCGATTGCGACTGACTTGGGCATCGCCTTGACGTCAGCCGGGGAGGCGTCGTGCTTCCAGTAGAGGCGCGCATCGAAGATGGTGATGCCCCAGTTGGTGGCCCCACCAGGATCACGTGGATCGTTGGTGTAGCCGCCTTCATAGGTCAGCGTCTTGCTGATGCTCGCCTCGCGATTTGAGGCGGTCATAGTTTACCTTATGTGATAGATGACCCGAGGCCCGACACTAGCGCCGGGATTAGCTTGGTGCCGTTGCAGATCAGTGTCGGGTGGACGCCATCTGGCACATCCGTGGCCGTGAGTGTGCCCCACGCGGGGGTGATGACGCTCACGCCAGCACCTTGCGCGCCGGCAATACCAGGGAGCAAAGCGTTATAGGTTGACAGATTGGCACGTGCGGTGGCCCCGGATCCGCTGCCGACAGTGGGGTTCATTACTAGTAGGTAGATGGCCGGCACGACAGGCAGCGTCTGCAGCGCATCAATGATAGCGTTGTAGTTGGATGTGCTTCCAGCCGTCGTCGTGCCCCCAGCCCCGGCCCCTGTGCAGTCGTTCATCATGTATTCGATGAGAACCGCGCGGGGCCTCAGGCCCATCACGATAGGGAGATGCTTGGATAACCCGTAGTCAGAATTTACACCCCCAGTCGCCACATTGTACGTCCGAGTGTGGGCAGACTTGGCAGGGAATGCAGCAGTTAGTACGGGCGTGAAACTCCCGTAGACCAGAGTTGGGTTGGCCGGGTCAAACCCGGTTCCGGCTGTGAGGCTCGTGCCCATGCATGCGATGTCGAATACTTGTGCCATGTTAGAAAGCCGCGTCTCTGTAGTCGTACCAACCCTTAGTCCAGACGTTGACGGTGCCCGTCGCGCCTGTTGTCACGTAGACCTTCGATGCCGTGCTTGTCCAAGAGACGACTTCATCGAAATTGCCGGCTGACGCCTGACTATAAGTATTATCAGGAGGAGGGCCCGCATCAGGATCACTGATTGAACACGCTCCGGTGCCTGAGCCCGTATTGAATAGGAAGATGCCACGCACCTTGATACCGATGGGCGTGCTGACGCTGAACAGCGTTGCTGTGAGGCCCGTAACGGAGACGTTGTTGACGTCGCGTGGTGCGGATGTCGACCGCCAATGCACCTCACCAGTACCGGGCACCTGATAGAATAGCTTGATGTTGCCGGCGCTGTCGGTCGTAACGGAGCCAATGCGGCGCTTGGTTGTGTAGCCAGAGGGCATCACAGGGCTTGTGGGGCTAGTCGAAAACAACGCATCAATGACGCCAGCAGTCGTTCCGATCAGGAATACGAAATAGGACGTGCTGTTGGCCGTAGTTCCCGTGTCGAGGCCGCCACTTCCCGAACCAGCCGCCCACACCGAGCCCAAGCTCTTGGTCAGACCGGACGTCAGCTTCAGGTTCTGTGTGTCACCGATGTCTCGCGCAGCGCCGGAAGCAATGTCAACCTGCGTGTTCGGCGTGCCGACGTTGTTGCTCAGCGTTAGGCCGTAGATGTGGCCTGGGGGATACGCCGGCGCCACAACGGCCGCAGCCACGAATGCCGTGGTCGCAATCTTGGTGCTGTTGTCCCCGGCCGTGGGCGTAGGGGCCGTAGGCGTCCCTGTGAGGGCCGGAGAGGCCAACGGAGCCTTGGTGGCGTCCTGCGCGTCCACGTAGGTGACAGGAGCAACCGTAGCAATCTGGGAGTTAACGTAGGTGACCGAGGCGCGCGAAGTGTCAGTCGGATGGACGTGGTCTTCACGCGCGTACTTGCTCGCTACACCCACCGCGGCCGTGCCGTCCATGATTGGCGTGGCCGTTGCCGGGGCCGATCCCACAGCGTTCGCCTGGACCCACGCCGTGGTGGCGATGCGCGTGCTGTTGTCACCATTGGCCGGCGCGGTGGACGTGGGTATCCCGGTGAACGTGGGGCTGTTGATGTCCGCCTTACCGATAGACGCGGAGGCAGCGTTGGCCGCGGCGAGCGCAGCAGCAGCAGCAGATGCGGCGGCAGCGAGCGCGCTGTCAGCAGCCTGCGCGGCGCTGGAGGCCGCAGCAGCGGGATCCGCATAGAAGGCCGCGGGAGCCGCGGGAGCCACGGCTTCCCCGGTGTTCGTGGGTCCGTCAGTGAAGAAGGAGGAGCTTACCATGAGTTGTCCGTATCCAGCTGCAGGGCCGGGGCGACGACGGCATCAGCCGCCAGCTCGTCCGCATCAGCCATGCGCTGCAGGTTCTGCGTGATCTGGGAGTAGGTGCCCTCGGCTTCCGTACGGTTCTCGACGTCCTTGAGGTAGCTGTAGGCCGCGGCGAGCGCACCGTAGAGCACGGCGTCCCACGCGACCTTGAGGGCCGTGTTGGTGTCCGTGTCGGCGTTCAGCGCGGCGAACTCGGCGTAGTAGTAGATGAGAACCTGGGAGCCTAAGGCCGGCGAGGGCCCGAGGATCCAGCTGCCTCCCTGGCGCACATAGACCCGAGGGGTTGCACCGGGCATCTGCGAGGCCGTGATGACCTGCGTGAGGGCGGTCTTGCGCAACTCGTATTCGAGGATGCCATCAGCGTCGGTGTCGACAAGGATGGCGATCAGCTCAAGCATATCCGAGGGGATCGCGAGCTTCGTGTAGTCAGCAGGAATGGTGTACAGCACCTGCTTCTCTTGGAAAGGCAGTCTGAGTTCGCGCTGCAAGCGCATGATGCTTTGATTGATAAACAAGGTCACCATCGCGTCGTTTTTGTTGACGACGTTGTTGTTGACCATGGCCTTAAACTGGGCCTTCAGTTCTCCGAGGTTCATTTAGATAGGCAATCGCGTTAGAGAGAAATTCAGTATTGTCTCGGAACTGACCGAGGCCCATGTTACAGCGCGTGCAGAGCAGGCCGCGAACTGCGCCTGTGTCGTGGCAGTGATCTACGTGCCAAGTGCCGTGGCCACCCGGTGCATCGTCTTTACAAATCGCGCACCGGAACTCCTGCGAGGCCAGCATGGCGTCGCGGTCGTCGCTCGTAATTCCGTACTTAGATTTGAGCTGGTATTCTTTTGACCGCGCGATGCACTTGTCTTTATTTCGGTGGTAGTACGCCCGCTCGTTGGCGCGCGCCTGTTCGATGTTGGCTGCGCGCCAACCTTTAGGTCGCGGCACTAGATCTTCTTGTTGGTCAGGATGAAGTCGTCCAGGGCGTAGCGCTGGAGCATCTTCAGCGTCTCGCGCACGGGCGCGGTCATGACGTCGAAGCCGTAGAGGCGATACAGCTCGTCGACCACCTCAACGGGGATCGAGGCGACGTGGTAGAAGTCGCCGGCCTTTTGGTTCGCACTGTCGACCTTCTGCTTGCGGACTTCGCTAAGCCAGTCGTCAGGGATGTGCTGCTCGCGCTTGATGATCAGTTCATTGGTGGTGCGGTCTTCGTCGAAGGACACCAGCGTATCGAGAAGCTTGGGCTCCTCGTGGAAACTTTCAGCAGACATAAATTCTCAAAGGAAAAAAGGGGCTCCAAATCCCCATACGGAAGAGATGGAGCCCCAATAGATTAAAACCCGGAGGCCGCTTCGATGATCGCGGCCGACGCGAAGAAGTTCTTGTGCTTCAGCGAGAACTCGCCGAGCAGCATGGCCTTCGAGCTGTCGCCGGTCTTGGCGAGGTTCTTCCGCTCCCAAGGACGCAGGGTCACGTTCGTCCACATGTCGGGATCGTAGACCAGCGTGTTCTTGGCCTTCAGCCAACGGTTGATCTCGACCTTCTGCTCACCGAACGGCGAGACATACAGGTTGACGGTGTTGACGATGGTCTTGCTGTCCGAACCGGTGATGGTGCGGTAGCGACCGGCCGCCGCAGCGAAGCCCGCGAGGACCACGGAGTTCGACGGGGTGACCATGATGCGGGTCGGCTCGGCGCCAGCGACGAACGCGGACTGCAGGGCGGTGACGAGCAGGGCTTCGCTCAGCGGGGTCGCCGCGCCACCCGAGTAGGTGACGGTCGAGCTGTCGAGCTGCTGCTGGAACGACGCGAGGGTCGAGGCAACCGAGCTGGAGCCCGCAGCCTTCGTCTGGGCGTTGCCGATCAGCGCAATCTCACGGTCACGCTTGATCGCGGCCGAGGACTTGGCCATCTGGTAGGCCATCTCGCGCTTGCGGCCGTAGGTCGACACGATGTCCGCGCGGTCGGAGACCTGCACGGCTTCGGTGAAGATCTGCGTGTAGTTGTTGCGCATCACGGTCGGGGTGACGGTGATGAACGACGCGTCCGCGCCTTCGACCGCAGCGTTGGTCGCCGGGGCGCGCAGGCTGTCTTCCTGCCACTGGAACAGCGGCTGGGTGACCTTCTCGTTGCCGATGCCGTTCTGGAACGGGGTCTTGCGGGGCGAGAGGTTGGTGATGACATCGGAGACCTGCTCCTTGATGCCAACCATCTGGTACGTCTGGTAATTAGCCATAGTTCAAAAAGTCTTCTTGGGAAAAAGTTGGTGTTACTCGTCGCCTTCGAAGGCGAGGAATGCGTTGATCGCGTCGTCCTGAGAGCCGGTCTTGAGGGCCTTGTTGACGGCCTGTTTCACAGTCACGGTCTT